AGCACCAACGTAGCAGCACTTGCCCTTGTAGGAATCCAGAACGCTCTCCTCGGGCTCACGGTTGATGAACACGATGGGGGTGCCGGAGGGAGAAACGGTGTCAACGATGGTCTGAGCGGAAGTGGTCTGGACGGGGTTGATGACCAGCACGTCCACGCCCTGCTGCAGGAAGGTGTTGATCTGCTCGGTCTGGGTGTTCTGGTCGTTCTTGCCATCAACGATGGTCACGGCGTAGCCCATGTCTTTCAGGTACTCTTCCAGATCGGTGCGGTACAGGGTCATGAAGTTATCGGCAAACTGATAGATGCAGACGCCGATGTTGGCAGAACCGGAAGCAGCAGCCTCAGAGGAAGCAGCAGCGGTAGAAGAAGCTGCCACGGAAGAAGCAGCGGTAGAGCTGGAGGAGCCGCCGCAGGCGGTCAGGACGCCAGCAGCGCCAACAACAGCAGAAGCCTTGATAAAGTCACGACGCGAAATCATTTTCATAGTTTTGTTCTCCTTCATTCGCATATCACAGCATTGCAGGTTTTTTGCATGATTTGATGCATTTCCCGCGTTCTGTTTGTATTATAACCGTCTGAGGAACCGTTCGCAATAGAACAATTCACCAAGATTCTGAGCTGTATTTTGTCAATGTTTCACAGTAGCTATTGTTGTATCCAAGAATCTTTTTGTAAAGCAGCACAATTTTTCATGAAAGTGCAACTTGTGTCCAAATTTTCTGCAATGGTGCGGAATTTCTATCAAAATTGTTACAAGCCCGCCGCGCGTTTTTTCGAGCCCGTGCAACAATTTTCCTGCTCTCCCGGTTTTTCATTTCATTCCCGGTTTGTATTCAGAGGCTCTGTTGTATCTTTGAGGAGTTTTGGCCTCTTTGGGTCACTTTTGCACCCATTTCTCCGGGATCTGATCAGGGAACACTGGCTAACTTTGTAAAATTCTGACATCTTTTTATTGTAATCACGCTTTTAACGTGATATCCATGGCCCCGCGCGGCGGCACGCTGAACGGTGCCGACAAGCTGTTCCCCGCCGTGGAAGCCGCGTACCGGCGCACCGTGGACGCACTGCGGGCTTATCCGGCACAGCAGAGGTAGCTTTATATCAAGGCGCTGCTTTTGTACAACCTCTCCGTCAATGCTGACGCATTGCCACCTCCCCTAGTAGGGGAGGCTTTGGCAGACCGGAAAGTTTTTGCAAATCGTCATACGCTTATAGCAAACGAACTCTCTTTGCCAAGGGCTCTCCCTTTGGGAGAGCTGTCGAGCAACGCGAGACTGAGAGGGCAAGGCTGTTTCCCAAGAGCAAAGAAACACAGCGATCGGAACTCTGTTTGTCAGAGTCCGTGTATCGCTGTGTTTTTCTTTTTCCTCTGCCGGGCTCGCCCTCTCAGGCGCTGACGCGCCAGCTGTTCCCCTTTTTGGCTTTGCCATTTTCCCCCGACCGGGGGAAATCTTTCCCAAAGGGGGAGCCCTTGGCAAAGAGGGGAAACTGTTTTTGTATCCTCTGTACAGTTTTGCCCTTGCAATTTGTTAAAATGCGGCAAATATTATGACAACGTGGTTTTTCTCGTTGCAAACCGACGCATTTTACAGTAAAATTGATGTAAGATTGGATGCGGTTCCATTTTTCCTGCACACGGAACCCGCACACGGAAAGAGAGGTTTACACCATGCGAACTCCACGACTACGGCTTTTGAGCGCCCTCCTTGCGGTGGTCCTGTTCTTCACCCTGCTGCCCGTCTCCGCGCTGGCGGAGGATAGCGGCAGCAATGCCAATACTGGACTTACGATTAGTATTGTCGGAGAATTCAACAACTGGGATCCCTCCAATATCACTATGAAAGAAGTATCCCCCGCTGTTTATGAAGTTACCATTGAAAATACAAGTTACGATGAAATCAATGTTTTACCTGGCTTCAAATTTATAAAAGACCACACCTATGCCGATCAGTGGGGTTCTTCTGTCACTGCTTCCACCATAACACGCACATACGAACTCAATGTGCAACTCATCAAGATGTGTTTCGTGATGACAGTAGAAAGGCCCGTAGGTTAAACGCCTACGGGCCTTTTGCTATGCTTATTTCCCGGCTTTGCGCAATCCGTCTGCCCTGTAATATACCGTCTGCCGAATAAACTCAGCATCGGCGGCAATGGAACGCACAGACGTATTAGTGGACTGAATTTGAAATGCACCCAGTATAAATCTTTGCAGGGCTTCTATACTGTACTTCTGCACATTTACCCCGAAAAAGTCTACCAGTATATCAATAACCGTTTCTTCGTGCTGAGCAAACTGGCAGGGATAAACTTTATGCTCTGGAATGAAGTATACCCAAAAAGCAGATCGTGATTTGTCATGCCCTGCCTTTATATCAAGGCAAAAGGCATCCGTTTTCAGGAATTGAATCGCTTTATCCGTCAGTTGGTTCAGCTCTCTTTCCCCGATAGTACATCCATCCGGGAATAGTTCTTCCATGAACCGCTGAAAATGTTGATTCCCAGCATCCCCATCAAACACATCATGCCAAGTGGAACCATAATCATCCAGCAGTTCTTCTTTCCTCTCAAAGAGAATCGTACAGGCCAGCTTGACAAAGTTTGCTGGGGATTCAACCTTAAAATGTAGCTTTTCCACGCGCGCACCTCCTATCACACATCTATGCCGATTGAATGGTATGCGAACCAGTGACCGCGCCGCCGGGTCAGCTTGAACCAGTTTGTGAACCGCTGACCCGTACAATCGTACTGGCTGGGCGTGGCGGTCATGTACCGATTCCACATGAACCACTCCTGCACTTCGTCCTCGGTGTAGCTGTCCAGCTCATCCGGTAACTGCTCCAGCTGGATGCACGATCCATCGTAGTAGTCCTTAATGATCCACTCCCGACACGGCAGCTGTTCGCGCATAAACTTCCGCATAGCCCGCTTCAAGCGGATCAGGGCATCCGCCTTGCCGGAGTAGTCCGGGATGCTGGGAGAGTTGAATACTGTGCGAATTATCATCCATCCTATCATCAAGTCATTCTCATTCTCAACGATTGCCATGTTTGGCTCCTTTCCTCAATCAGGCTGGCTAAGAATATCGGTCATCTCTTTATCTAGCAGTTCATCCTGTAACTGCTGGAGTGCATGAGCATGGGCAATGTGCCACATCTCCGCTGCTAAGGATTTGGAGTAAGGCTTCCGGCCTCCAGCGTAATCCATCTCCTTGCAAAGTGCAGACCTGACAGCCAGCAGTGGTTCTGGTGCTTCCCGAATCCGCTTGAACTCATTGTAGAAATTCACATTACTAAACGTGGCGATTTTGACGGTGTTCCCGTTGACCGCGACAGTAACGGTGATTGGCTTCATCGTTCAGTCCTCCAATCTGGGGCAGAGGCCCAACCCACCGCGATACCGGGGTAGTCGGCGGTACGCCTCCCGGTGCGGGCATCCCTGCTTATCGCAGTGGATACAGTTGCAAAGATCGTTCTCCGCAAACCACTTGAATGCGGATTCCCGATCCTCGAAATAGTGCCCCTGTTCCCAGTCCATCGTCTGCGGGTGGAACTTCCACACTACGATGTACGGCTGCGGCGTGTCAACGGTTCTGTGTAGTATCGTATACTCAACGCCCTTCTCCAGAATCTCGATGTTGCTCATAGTCTTGTCCTCCTATCAAAGATGAGTTGCCAGCCCGGTAACACGGGTGAAGTTCTCCTGCAACGTGTCGCAGAACACGCCATTGACCACCTCTACATCGGTATTCTTGTCATCAATCCAGCGGCCCGTGCGGGTGATCCGGCCATTGGTGTGCTTGAAGAACCGCATCGTGTAATCATCCATCGGGGTGAGGATGATATACAAACGGTTCGCGCCGCTTGCGTTACGCGGCAGGGTCATGCGGAGTGTGTTACCGTCCGAAACAAAATTCTTGGCCCCGGTCATCATAATAAATCCCGGCCCGCCCAGCTGATCGAGAATAATAGTTGCGATGCTCATAGTCTTGCCCTCCCTGTTAGATGTCCTCAACCTGTACGCTCTTGATGCTGCCCTCGATAAACCCACGCCCACGCAGATGCTCGCAGCTCCAGCAGAATCCGATTGCCCGCTCACGCATGATGTAAGCGGCTGCGGCTTTGCGATTCTCGTTGAATGCAGCGCGGATTTCCTCTGCCCGGTCATCGTTCAGCGAGATGGACGTGCAAGCCTCGCCGATCTCGCCGTTGATGCCGTGCTTCATGTCCTTGGAAGCGTAAGTGAATGTAACTCTTTTCATGGTAAAACCCTCCGTTGTTCAGTGCGTCTTAATCAGGATACCGCTGTTCAGCGAGAACCATTCCTCGCCGTTCTTCTCCACGGTTTTGCAGCCCTGCGCCTTGAGTAACTGCTGCATCTTCTGGAGCTGCCTGTCAGATAAGTTCACCCAGAAGAAACCTGCGTAGTTAAACCAATCGTTGCTCTCAAGATTGACCTGCTGTGCGGTCTTGTAAATGCGATTAAATGTGCTGGTCTGCATATTTCATACCTCCGTGTTCTACGGTATTGGCTCCCGCGACACTCCCTACTAGGGGAGTGTTTCGACCCGTGCCGCCGGGTCATCGTCAGGCAGGTTTGCATCGGTTAGAACTCGTGCTGCTCCAGATCGTCCAGATCACTCAGGATGGACTTGACCTCGGTATACTGGCGATGGTAGAGGCTGAATACTTCGTGATCCATCCGATCCCTCGCATAGTCCATGCCCATTTTAATGCTGTCCAGACGCTCGTTCAGCATAGACACGACATCGGATTTACGGATGTACTGATTCTTGGCGGGGCTTTCTGCGAATCTCCGGGCATCTTCCCATGTGTCAAAGGTCATGGTCTGTTCGCCGATGTCGGATTCAAAGGTGATCTTCTCGGCATCGGGGTTCCAGCAGTAGCAGCGGGTGCGCATCATGCGGAACGTGGTGTACTGGTCATCGGTCAGGGTGCTGAGAATTTCAATCGTAGGTTTCATAGTGGTCATCCTTTCTTTCTGCGGTTTGTTCTACTTTTTGTCCGCACAATAAGTATATTCTTGTCCACACAAAAAGTCAATAGTTTTTCAAAATATTTTTGTCCACACAAAAACAAAAAGCCCCCAGAGCTGGTAATGTTCCAAACTCTGAGGGCTTTCATTCGTTAAAACAGGCCGATTTCGTTAATGATACTCGCAATCCGGCTCGTTTTCCCGCCGCACGGCTTCAATGCCGATCTGCAACAACTCGCGCAGACTGTGGCCGGACGCTTTAGCCAGTTCCATGATTTCCTGCTTTTCGTCAGGTGTTACCCTGATTTCCAGCCGGGTGGTCTTGGGATTTTCCGAAAGCGGACGGCCCATTTTCTCAGCCATGACAAATCCACCTTTCCGATATTGTGTGTACAACTATATTATTATTGACCACACAAAAAGTCAAGCGTTTTCTTCGGCTTTGTATTTACGCTCACAGAATTTGACTGGGATATTCGCAATTCGTGCGATCTCTTTGAGCTGTTCAGCGGTGCATTTTTCAAACACCCTCGTGTTCATAGCGATTGCGCAGCGTAGCCGCCGTGCATCTATGGCATCATAGTATTCTTCCGGGTCAAGCACAACAACCTTGTCCGGGGAGTGCGCGCCATTGTCCACAAGCCCGGATTCAATGGCAAATCTACCCTTGCTATATCCATCAAACAGATAAGTGAAAGTGATCCACTTTCTACGGATAGATGTAACCGTTGCAAGGTTTAATCCGCCGTTCAGGTCTGTTCTTACGATGGAGCCGATGTAGATAGTCTGTCCAACGTGAAAGTCTTTTGCGGTCATTCCACGCCCTCCAGAATCCAGACGCGGTGCATCCCGTAGCCTTGCCACGCCTTAGCGTCATCGTGGTTCCCGGCTACCAGCACATCCAGCTGATTCTTGCCCACGCCGCCGCCTGTATCCGTCACCCGGCGGATGCCCAGACCCTCAATGTACAACCATGTGCCAATGGGGAAGGTGGAAAGGTCAGCAGCAACCGTGTAGCCGGGTATCGGGGCCTCGCCGCTGTATGTGATGTTGGTGGTCTGGCACACGTCACAATTCAGATCATAGGACGTGCAAAGGAAGTCACCCGCATAGGATGCCGTCAGCCCGTCAGAGAGGGCCTCGTGCGCGGCTTTCAGCTTGTCATAGGCCAGCTTCATGGCTGAATAGCTATACTCCATATCAGCCGCGCGATTAGCCTCATTTGCGGCCCTGCTTGCATAGATGCCACGCTCTGCGGTCAGCTCAGCAATGCGGGCATCCGTTATCCGTGCAGCGATGCCGAACAGGATCAGGGCAGACCCCAGCAGCCCGGCGGAGATTTCAATAACGGTTTTAGTGTTCATGGTGGTTCCTCCTAGCGGTAAATTCTGCGGCCATCCGTTCGCCCTCTTGCTCTGCCTGCTTGAACTCTGAACACAGAGCAAACACGAAAAGCACCAGCAGCACGATGAACAAGAAAATCGCAACTCCTACCATGTTAATCACCCTCCTTATTATCCGGCTGGGTAATCGTAAAGTTGACTGTCAACGTGCGCCCGTCTGCGAACTCGTAGGACGCGCTGGCAGCGGTTTTATCGTGCCCATCCATTGTCTGCTTGAAATACTGCATAACTGCATGGATCGCTTCTTCGGTGACATCCGACTTCTTGCGCCACATAATCATGCCGTCTTTTTTAGGCTTCATCAGAGTGCCCGCGTAGATACCGAACAGGCCGCATCCGACATGATATTCAGGTTCTTTCGTCATTGTCAGATTCTCCTTTCACTCGTTCATTCCAAAGTTTTGCAGCCGTGCCCTGCGCGATGTAAACGGTATCATGCCACGGCCTACGGCCCACAGCGCGGCTTCTCGCGCCGCATTTGGCGCATCCGATGTAGTAGGTACGGTTCTTCTGTTCGGCCCGAACGCGCGCCTGACCGCCGCAGAACGGGCATGGCAACAGCTTAAAGGTAGCAGCCATCGGTCGTCAGCCCTCCTTATCCCGGAACGCCGGATCACCGGGAATGCGCATTTTATACCACTTCTCCCAGAGATCATCAAAGCACACAGGCACTGCATCGTATAGCTTGTCAAGCAGAAGCAGTGCAACCTCCCGCATCTGCGGATGCGCCGCCGGGTCACAGCGGAGATCGAGGAAGTGCCGCCACTCGCGGATGTTCGCGGTCATCACCAGTTCGGTTTTCAGACTGTTCGGCAGCACAGCACGGGCCTCCTGCGGCGTTGCGCCGTATTTCAACAGCCCCAGATAGTGATTCTCGGCAAGGGTCATGGCGGACTTCCACAGAACCATCTGATCGGAATGTTCATCCCAGAAGCACGGCTTGATGAACGTCAGCTCACCATCAAACTTGTCCTTGCTGTAATTGCAGTAGCGAGTGGATTCCTGACAGAACGATGCCATCCGATGCCGGACGATCTCATGCGATACACCGCGGTCACAGATAAACTTGACCGTGAAAGAGCAATGCTCCAACACCGCCTCATGCCCCCGGCGGATGATGCCCCGGACAAATGCCTCTGCGCTGGTATCGGTGATCTTGTCCTCCGACTTGTAGCAGACACGTCCGCACTGCTCCAGCCGCTGCAAAATTACAGCCCCATTGATAGGCGTGATAAACTCCACATCTGCGTTAATGACCTTCATGGTTTGCTTCCTCCTGTTTTGCGTTGTCCAGTTCCATCACCGTCATAATGGCATAGTTTGCAAGGTCAATCAGGGTATCCCGGACGCTCTCATCACTGACCATCTGCACGTTGGAACGGGAAAGATTCTTGAACCGGGCCAGCTTATCGCCCAGCCGGATACGGGCCATCGCCAAGCCCTCATCCAAAAAGGAGGTATGGAACGCATCGCCATAGTCCGCATTCTTACGGGCAAACAGTGCATTCAGTTCGTTACACACGGCGGCGTGTTGCCGCACTTTCTCATTCAGACTTGCCATCTTCTTCTTTTTCCTTTCTCTCTGCATAACTGCAAAAGTCAAGCACATTGACATACCGATGATTGCAGGGGCTGAACCGATTCTCACACAATATCGTTCCCGGATGACCGTATCGCTTGGTTTGCGCGGATGCCTCTGCACTATACTTGCACTGGCCGCACCGGGTAACAATGGGCGCGTCATAAAACCACTTGACGGTATCACCAATGATGCTGATTGCCCGGTCATCCCAGTATTCGCTGGCGGCAACCTTGCGCGGGTTTGTGCCCCATGCCTTGATCCAGTCCGGGAGGCTCTGGTTCACCGCGTCAAAGTGTAGCCCCCAACTCTCACACGCCGCAACTGCGGCAGACAGGTAAACGCCCTCCCGACACGTCCAGAGGATCAGCCCCGCACCAGCTTTCTGCTGCTTGAGGGCTTCATTGATGAGTGCCCATTTCGGTTCTCCGATGTTCGGGTATGCGTTGGTACAGATAGTACCGTCAAAGTCTATTGCGATTGCTCTACGCATGGCCGTTCTCCTCAAAATATCGTTCTGAAATGTCAACGATATGTTGGCAAAGCAGTTTAGGTATAACGCTTCTCTCCCTACTGTTTTTCAAGCCCTGTGTGCCTGTTTTACTCCCTCTGGGGGCCGGAACATGGCATGGATCGCCATTCTTACACATGGGCTTGAATTGAGGATCAGGGTGGTTTGTCCAAATGTCAGTTGGTTTCATCCGTGTATCGCCGTACTGACAATATGTAACAGTATAACGCGGTAAAGACTTCATCCAAACCATTTTCCGCATCCCCCCCGTGGGTTCTCGATAAAGTAAAGTGCCGGGTCAAGGCCTTTTATAAGCTGTAAAACGTGCTGATCGACCTTATCACAGAACTTTGCGTAATCGCTCACCGGGTCAAGATTCCCCGTGTCCGGGTTTCTTTTCCTGTGGTGACTAATAGCGGCAATACTGAACGTAGTACAGTCGGGGCTTGCCCAAATTACATCCGGGTGTCCAAATTTTGATAAAATATCGTCCGCGCTGACATTCAAAATGTCGGCGTAAAGATCAATATTTTCAAAGTTTTTGTCCCACTCAACGGAAAACACCTCATGCCCTTTCGATTCAAAGGCTTTTCCAATGCTGCGAGTTCCCGCAAAAAGTTCCAGAACTTTCAACTTCTTGCCGTTCATTGGATTTTGACATCCATTCCAGTATGGACGAATTGACGGAACGCCACAAAATGTCATCCCTGTACCTCTCGCGCCGCGCTATCTTCGTAGAGAATTTCCATGCCGTAGGCAACAGCCGCGTCATGCTCCATACGACAGCCACGGGTCTGCTCCCAGCCCTTGCAGAAGTAAACCGTGGTGCATTCCGACATAGCCTCCAGCGACTTGGCAAGGAAACACAGCGGGCGGTTCTTCACACCGCGCTGATCCATCGCCTCATCGCTGAACCATTCATCGGTAAACAGGGTATTGACCACATCAAAGCCCATGTCATCCAGAACATCCAGAGCGCGGTCACGGGCTTCGTTGATCTCGCTGTCAGTCTTGCCGTTCATCGGCTGAGAAATCATCGCTTTTTTCTTCATAAGATTGCCTCCATAATTCCAATAGCGGGCTGCTTGCTCCGCCGTATCAAACAGAACGCCGCCCATAACCTCAGCTTCGCCACAGGTGCAAAGGACGCATTCGCCCCAGCCTTTATGATGCAGGCCATAGGACAAACCACTCCACGGATCGCTTTCGTACTCGCATCCGGGAACGCCTTTATAGTTGCCCTCATCGTCATGCACACCAACAAATACGGCGGGCTTATGACAGAACGGGCAATTCCTCAATTCTACGCTCACCCCTGTACCACCTTTCCATTGCCATCCCGGTAAAACGTCTTGATTTGCTGGTTCTTGGAATCCATGATCTTGAACAGGTTTACCCCGTCATTGTTTTCGGCGATGTCCCGCTGCACATAAGCCGTTGCCTCATCCAGACTGGGCAGGCCAGTGACAAAGCTAACACGGCTCTGATACTCGTGCAGAACCGGGTCACAGCGTTCCTTCCACAGCTCCACCGTGTACTCGCCGGGGATGGTGATACCGGGCAGGAACACAATGAACACGTCCAGCGGGTACTTTTCAAAGGTTTCCAGAATGATCTTATACACCTCATCCCAGTTACCACCAGCAATGCCGCAGCCGAGAAATCCGGGCATCGCCACCGTGTAGCCGTGCTGCCTTGCAAACTTCTTGACCTCGTGCAGACAACGGCGCAGCTTACGATAATCGGTCAGGCTGTCGAACTTGTCCGGCTCTGCCATCTGGGAGAACAGGTTCGCCACAAACGGCTTGCCATGATGAGTGAGCATCTGGACACTGCCCAGCAGACTGCCGCGCATATCGCGGCACAGGGAGCAGTATTCCTTCCTATCCTGCTGATCCAGTAGCTGGTTCCAAATGGACGCGGCCACGCCGCCGCCCATCATGCCGAAAAAGTTAGTCTGGTGACAGATGATGTCTGCCCCGCAGTTGAGCAGATCGCCCTTGATGATTTTTACAGCCATAGGTAAAACCCCTTTCAAAATAAGCCCGCAAAAGCGGATACCTTTGCGGGCTGTATACTCATTTCAGCCAGTCGTTTTCAAGCGTACAGAAGCCGAACACAGCCGCCGCTGTGAGAATGATCCAGACTATCCAGAAGATGACCGCCCAGCCATCTGCGCCGGACATCAGGAGTTCCCGCGTCTGGTCAATATCAGTGCCATCATGGAACGCGGCATCCTGAATCGTGTGCCCGGTGAGCGTGGCATACATCGTGCCCGTGTACTCCACAGGCCGGATATAGTATTCAAATCGAACGCTGCTACCCCTGTATTTTGTGGTCAGATACTCGCTACTGGGCATATCTATTTGCCCATAGTCAAAATCCTTGCCCAAAAAATGCACGGTCTGAGAATGCCATGTGTCAGAACCCGCATAATCCCATGAATAATAGATTTCCGTGGTAGTATAGGTGTGACCCTTGCCATCGGTATGCACTACCGTGCGGGTGTGCATATTGTAGTGCTGTTCCTCGCAGTAAATATACATATACGGCCCGCCGATCCGATCCTCTGATACCGTGTCCACGGCGGACAGTGTACCGTAACAGAATGCCCGTCCAACGTCCGTCCGCAGCCCGTAGGCAAACCGATCCTCAGAAGAAATATCAATCGCGGTGGTATACTCCTGCTTGCGCTCCATTGCCATCTGCTTGATGCGGCCAGAAATGACCGTGCCCAGAATCAGCATCACCAGCATGATAACAGCACTTGCCAGAATCTCCCGGAACGTGA